TTAATTGTTTCTTTAAATCCATCATCAAGTGTAAAATTAACAAAGAAATCCATGTCTGCTAAATTTTTATTAATGAGTTGATTCATTATCGGTAGATACTGTTTAATAATTTTTGTCTTAATACCTGTGTCTTGCATAAGATATCTTGCAGTATCTAGGTAATTCTTTTCTTCTTTATATTTAACTTTTACTGTATCTGCTTCAGTTAATTGTTCTTGTAGTTGTGTAAGTTGACCGGTTGCAACGCCTGTTGTGAACTTATCATCTGATAACTCATCAATCTCATTCTGTTTAATGGTCATGTATTTCTTAATTTCTGATATAGATGTTTCATATCTATTAATCAATAATTCTTTTTCTCTTATGGCAACCATTGTTTCGTTGATCTTTGTTAATCGAGTTTCAGTAGTGTTAATCTCTTTTACTAACTGACCCATGGCACTATCAATCTCAACAACTTTGTTTTTCTTCTTATCAATCATTGTAGATTTAAATGCCTCATCAATAGTTTGTTGACAAGTAGGACAATCGTTATGAGTTTCAAAGAACTTTAAATCTTTCTTATGTTTGCTACAAGTATTCTCTAANTTAGCCTCCATATTATGAAGTTGTTTATACTTGTTATTTATTTTAGTTTCATCTATTATTTCATTCTGTAAGGCAGTCTTCTCAGCAGATACTCTATCTATATCTAATTGATAGTTATCTATATCTGTCTGTGCCTTTTGTATTTCTAGTTGTTTCTTATCAATGAATTGTTGATTGTTACCACTTAAATCTTCTATATGTTTCTTTTGAGAATCTACTTTACTTTCTATTAATTGATAATTAAAATCTGATTGTTTAATTAATTCATCTTGATTTTTTACTTTGTCTTTTAAAATAAAATTCATTTTAGAAAATATCTCTATATCTAATATTTCTTCTACGACCTGTCTTCTATATTCTGGTCTTAATTGCATGAAAGGTACAAACGAAGCATTACCTAGTATAACGACCTGTGTGAATGATCTAAAGTTTAATTTTAATATTGTTGATTCTAAATGTTTCTGATAATCTCTAACGGCAGCGTCTTGATTTAACATTATGCCATTACACCATATCTCAAATTTGTTAGGTTTAATACCTCTTATAACTTTGTATTCATTCTTGCCTATAACAAACTCTACTTCTACAACACAATCTTTTTCATTAATACTATTGACCATCTGATCTTTTTTAATATTTCTAAATGCTCTTTGAAATAGACCAAAACATAATGCGTCTAGCATAGTTGACTTACCAGCACCGTTCTCACCTACAACTAATGTCTTGGCTGATCTATCTAGTTGTATTTCTATAAACTGTTGACCTGTCGATAGAAAGTTTTTATATCTTACTTTTTTAAATACTATCATCTTGTGCCTCTAAAAATGTTTCTTTAATCATACTTTTTAACTTGTCTTTATCTAAATCGACTGGTAGTTGATCTACATAATTATTAACAAGTGTCATTGTATCTTCCGTACCTTCAACAACATCATCACTTACAAGATTGGCATTGAGATCGGAGTAATCTTCTAATATCTTTATTTCATGTACAGTTATTCTATTATATAATCTATCAACTAATCTATCAAACATTTCATTATTTTTTTTATTAACCACAATAAGTTTTACAAATTTATTATGTAAATGATCTATATTAAAATCATCATAATTTGTTTCGGTATCATTGTACATTAACTTTTCAAATATAGTATTTGGATTAGGTATAAATTCTATATCTCTTGTTTCAGTATCAAATATATGAAAACCTTTTGTTTGCCCATAATCTGACCATGTCATTTCATATTGAGCACCTAGATAGAATATTTGACCATCATCACTTTTAGAATGAAAGTGACCACTAAATGTCTTCTCAAATCTTTTTACAATACTCTTATCATATCCATGAGTTTGTGTTATGTTCTCGTGCATATAGAAACCATTTAAATCTAAATGTGCCATACACACATCAGCATTTGCTGTGTTTAGCATATCGAATGATTGTTTTTCATTTTCAGGATTAATCCATGGTAACATTAATACATTAAGACCATCAAAGTTTACAACTTTAGGTTCTTCGTATATCCATGGTTCATTAACACCATCAGGTGCAGTACATAACTGTTGTAAAGAGTTTACACTATTTGTATTTTTAAAATAGATATCGTGATTACCGATTAACATATGAGTATCTATCTTCATATCCCATAGTTTGTTTAGAAACTTCTTTCTAAAGTTATCAGCAACTTTAAAATTGATATATTTTCTTCTATCAACAACATCACCTAAATGAATAAGTGTCTTGATGTTATGTTTTTCTAAATAGGGAAAAAATGTTTCCTCATAAAACTTATGCAGGAAGTCATCAAAGATCATACTATCGTTTCTCACACCAAAGTGAGTATCATTCAACAACGCTATTTTCATTACTTATTTTTTCTTCTTCTTTATTTTTTTAGGTTCTGCTGGTACACTTTCTTTTACATTCTTTTGTAAGAACTCTAACATCTGATTCTTGTATTGAGCGTCATCACCAGTTAAAGAATCTAACATCATTTCTGTGCCTGAACTAGCAATTAGTTTGGCCTTAACATCTTGCTGTTTCTTTTCTTTTTGTATTCTTCTAATAAACGCATAGTATATAATTTGTGTAAAATATGCAAATGGGTTATTAGATTTTTCTGGGTTGAAGTTTCTCATGTACTGTAAACAGTTTTCTATACCGTCTGATATCATGTCGTCACGATAAGTATAGTTTATAAAATTAGGTCTGTAAGAAAGGTGATTAGCAATCTTCAAAAAACATTCACCTATATAGTTAGTTACCATTGGTGGTTTTCGTTTCTTGTCTTCTGCCTTTTGGACTTTTTCTCGGTGTTCAATCATGGCAACTAGAAACTTTTTATTATCTACATAATGAGGTTTCAGTTTTGCCTTACTTTGTTTTGTTTCACTCATAATTTTCTTTCTTGATTAATATATTCATTATATCATTTTTGTAGCTAAATGTAAAGCAGGTTGTATTAATTAATTTTATTTTCTGAAACGCTTGACACTTTCTGAATCTATGATATACTGCGTATGTAGACGCTTGGGGAACCAGCTATATAGAGTACCTAGTGTATAGTTTTCTTACCGAATAAATCAATTAAATCTTCTTCTGACCATTGCGGTTCTCTCTGGTCGATTTTTTGCATTTGATCCATCTGATCTGCCAATGCATATATCTTATCCATCTCCTCGGCAGACAGTACAGGTTTGGCGTTCTCTTTTGCCTTTAGTACCTTGTTTAGTATAACTTCATAATAATGCGATATGTGATTGTCCGCTTGGGTGATTACTAGTATCTTATCTCGTGGAATAACAAAAGTCTTATCATCTGTAAAAGATATCCAAGGTTTCAAAGTAGTGTCTTCTTTAGAACCTACTTCGGTATGCCTTTGTATCGTACTTAATTCTAATGCGTTTGTGATTCGTAGGAAATCTTTATCAACAACAATACTACCCATGATAGTAGTACCATCAGTTAATTTTACCATACGATAATCTGTGTTATTATCCATTCTAATCCTTTAGGTTAATATTATGTATCTCGTAATCGAACTCTTCCTCGTTGTATATATTTATTCTTTCTTGGAAGTGCTTCAGCGTATAATTTTCTTTAGTCTTATAAATTAAATCATCTGCTATATCATATAGAGTAGCATTGACTTTATTGTCGCCTAATCTTAATCCTCTACCAATAGATTGTAAATTTCTTATTCTACTTTTAGAAGGACTGGCAAATATTATATTGTGTAAATTCTTAATGTTAATACCAGTAGAAAAAGTACCATAACTTGCCACAATAATAGCGTCACTTTCGTTCTCTACAATTGCTCTAGCCTTTTCTCTTTCTTCTGTTTCAACTCCGCCATATATATAAAAAACCTTTCGTTTTTCTTCGGCCTTTTCTTGAATAATTTTATGTAAATTCTTACCGTGTTTCTCTACTAACTGAAATAATATTAAAGTATTACCTTTAAGTTTAAGTGCTAGATTACGAATGAAGTTATTTCTTGATACACTACCTACAAGATAATCTATCTCGTCTTGATACTTACCTTTTGATATGATCTTGGCATTTGCCTCACTATGTTTAAGTATTAAACATCTTACAGCTAAATTACTTAATTGTTTTTTATCCATAAGTTTTTTAGTTGTAGTGACTTTGTTTACAGCGCCAAACAAACCTTCTAATACTAACTTATGTGTGTGAGCACCATCTAATGTTCCTGTAAGACCTATACGATATTTACAATCAATTAGTTTAGTCATAATTTCTGTAAGTGATTTTGATTTAAATAAATGTGCCTCATCGCCAAACACACAGCCAAACTGTTCAAAGTATGATTTAGGCAACTTATATAAACTTTGCCATGTAGATATTAACACTTTTTTGTCTGTTTGATTTGAATATCCACTATACAATCTATGGCAATACTTCTTTACATTCCAACCATATGATTCAAAATCTGTGTACATTTGTTCTACTAATGATGTTGTAGGTACAATTAAAAGTATTCGATTATTAACATTTTCCTTAATTAGATGAGTGTAGTATCGTATTAAGGAATATATGATGAATGACTTACCGGATGCCGTAGGACTTACCAGGAGGGTCCTATTGCGTTTTAAACTATGAAATATTGCGTCTATCTGATAATCTCTTGCTTCAAATTTCTGACCTAGACTATTAGAAAATTTAGTGACAACATCTTTATCAACTTTGTTATCTATATCTACATCTTTGGCGGCCACTATATTGTAACCTCTTTCTTCNGCNAATGCTTTAATATATGGGTACAAGCCAAAGTANATNTCTTTTGTNTTTTGTGAAAANAATCTTATCTTACCNTCCCACATACGAGTACGATATGCTGGCATAAATTTATAACCTGGCACATANAAAGTAAAGAATTCAGATATCTCTCTTTGTACATCTGATTCGCAGTCTACCGTAATGTAAACTTCGTTCTTTTTTTCTATGATGATGAGATTAGAATTGTCCCGATTGAAACTCGTGGTGTTCACCTAGTTGTCCTCTTATCTGTATATTCCATGATATACTTATACGATTATTCGTTGATAGATTTATAGGCACCCAATGTACTAACCATGATGGAAACATCATTATTCGATTTGTTTTTGATTTATAATGTAATAGACTTGCGTTGTTCATATGATCGAATTTTTTTCTTGGTAGTATAACATTTGCACCTGGTCTTGGGTCCTGAAAAGTAATACCAGGCATAGTATCATCAGCGTCTATATAAAAAACGCCACTTAAAAAATTGTTTGAATGTGTATGAGGTTGATGTGTTTCATTTTTCTTTAATACATTTGCCCACATATCTGTAATTTCTATCTCGTCTGCTTTGTAATCTAGTTTGTCAAGTATATCAAATGCTGATATACAAATATCTTTTGTTAATTCTTTAAATACTATATTCTTATCTAAATTAGATTCTGATTGCCAATTAGATTTATCACTATATAAATTCATTATCTCACTTTTCATAGCATTAATTCTATCTGAATTAATGTAATTGTCTTTAATAAAAAGATGTGTTGGAAATATTTCTTGATGATCCATTAGATTGCACCACTAGTGAATTTCTTCCATTCAATAGCGTTCTTAATTAAAAATGTTCTATTATTAATACTTCTTAAAACTTGTTCAAGGTATTTAACTATTTGATTAAGATAAGCAACTTTTTGATCTGCCTTTTGTAATTCTGGATCAGAGTCCATATAGATATGTACATCTGC